GCGCGGAAATATCGATTCCGTAAAGGATGTTGATATTCAGGCATCTGCTTCCACGCTTTCCGATCCGGACGGCGGATTTACGGTCCCGGAGGAAGTCGATACCGCCATCGACCGCGTACAGGGTACGCTTTCGGCAATGCGGCGCCTGGCGACCGTGCGGGCCATTTCTACCGACACATACAAGAAACTGGTCAACCAGGGCGGGGCAACGTCCGGCTGGGTAGCAGAAAAAGGCACTCGCGCCGAAACCGACACCCCGACGCTGAAAGAAATCGCCATCAACACCAAAGAGCTTTACGCTATGCCCGCGGCAACCCAGATTCTTCTTGATGACAGCCGCGTTGATATCGGCGCGTGGCTGGCCGAGGAAGTCGGCATTGAGTTCAACGAGGAAGAGGGCGACGCCTTTATTTCCGGCAATGGCGTCGAGAAACCCAAGGGCATTGCCGCTTATTCGATGATCCCCAACGCGAATTACGCATGGGGCAAAGTCGGCTACATTGCCAGCGCTCATTCCTCGCAGTTGAATAACATGGACAAGTTGATTGATCTTCAGCACGCGCTGAAAACATCTTACCGTAACGGGGCTTGTTGGCTGATGAACGACTCAACCTGTCAAGTTATCCGCAAATTTAAGGACGGCGACGGAAATTATATTTGGCGTCCGGGTCTTCTGGAAGACAAGCCCGACACGTTGCTCGGAAAGCCGGTTGAATATGACGACAACCTTGACGACATCGGCGCTCAAAAGTATCCCATTTTTTACGCCAATTTCAAGCGGGCGTATTTGATCATTGACCGCCTGGGCACCCGCGTTCTGCGTGATCCCTACACCTCCAAGCCCTATGTTCTGTTTTACACGACGAAACGGGTCGGCGGCGGAATCGTGATGTACGAGGCAATCAAGGCCCTGAAGATCGCGGCCAGCTAATCACCAACCGGGGCGTGAAACACCGCCCCGTTTTCAAAAAATGCCATAAGGAGGCAAAGGATATGAAAGACCTTTACAGCAAAATTAAAGTTGAACAGACGATAGCCCCTGTTGTCGGCACTAACAGCGGCGCACCGGCTGAAGTTGAAGTTGACCTTGCCGGATGCAATTCTGCGGTGTTCCTGATTTCAACCGGTGTTGAGGCGGGAACGCTCGACGGGTCGAACTATTGGACGTTTACCATGACCCACGCAGACGATGACGGCACAGGCGTTGCTGGATCTTATGCCAACGTAGCCGCCGCCGATGTCCAGGGTGTCACCCCTTCCAGCGGTGTTGTGCTGACGCTGGACGCAAACGCCGAAACTCCGCAGATCACCAAGATCGGTTATGTCGGCGGAAAGCGGTTTGTCAAGATCACCCCGGCCGAAACCGGCAACGGTCCCGATCTGCCCCAGGCAGTCATCACGATTAAGGGCGCTTTGCTTGATGCTCCGCCCGCGTAAATAACCCCGGCCCTTTAATGGGTACTCTCTCCGGTCTTATCCGGGCCGGAGAGGGGCAACCACCGGATAGGAGGATTATAAAATGGCAGATACCACATATCAACCGAAGGTTTACAGAAAACAGGGCGGGGATGTCCTCGTCGTCGCCGATGGCGGAAAAATCGAAATCGAGAGTGGTGGGGAAATCGAACTTCAGTCGGGTGCAACGGCTGACCTCGCGGACAAAATACTCGCAGTCGCCGATATCGCGCTCGCAGAGGGAAGTGTCTTTATCGGCAATTCATCCGGGGCCGGGGTCGCTCTCGACATGAAGGCAGACGGCGCAATCCTGATCGGCAACGGAACGACCGCGGCGGCAAAAACCACCAGCGGGGACGCCAAGATTGCAAATGACGGCTCAATCACCATTCAGGCGAAAGCGGTAGAGAACACGATGATCGCTGCGGCGGCTGGTACGGTGCTTGTCGGCACGAAAACCAGCGGTGATGTGACGGCGCTGGATATTTCAGCGGAAGGCGCAATGGCTCTCGGCCAGGGCACCGGTGAAACAGCTGCCGCCTATGCCATGTCCGGGGATGTAACCATGACGAAAGGCGGCGTCACGGCTATCGGCGCAAACAAGGTGCTGACCGCCATGATCGCCGATGCGAACGTGACCAACGCAAAACTGGCCAACGGTGCGGGACTCGGCGCTATTGTAACCGCCGGTCTCGGCAATTCCGTGAGTTATACCAAAGCGACGGACGGCACGCAGACGATTCTGGCCGACAATGCGACAAAGGACCGGGGTGTGCTCGTTGTGGCGGTAGTCGATGAAGCCTTTGCCAACGGTGACGGTGTGCAAACCGTCATTGAGATCGGAGAGGAAGACACGATCGATAAAGGGTTTGATCACACGGTTCTTGCGGGGGCATCCGCCGGAGCTATTTTCTGTCGCGGCTTTGTGAACACGGCCGGCAAAGATATTATTGCGACTGTGAGCAAGGCGACAGGTACTGGAACCGGGGGGGCAAGTTTCGCGGTTCTGGCATTACCCAACTCGTAAAAGAAAGGCGGTTTTTGTGAGCGAACAGAGTTTTTCATCGAATCCGATGTGTGAAAGATGCGGCGGGGCGTGCTGTGAGGCGGTGACGCTTGACATCACGCCTTTTGCCCAATCTTCTGACTTTATCCGCTTCTTGGAGTTCCGCAGCGTTCCCCAGGTCCGGGAAATCGACGGCAAGAAAACCGTAAATATGCGGTTATTTGAAGCACCATGCTTGATGCTTCAGAATGGACGATGCGCGGCTTATGCAGTCAGGCCGGTGCTATGCAAGTGTTTTGAACCTGGCGGTTCGGCCTGTCGGTCAACGGTCAGGGCGCGGCGCACGGCGGAACAGGCCCTTGAGATTCTCGGGCCTGACGCTCCGACTCCGTGAACATTTAACAGCCACGGGGCGGGCGATACCGCCCCAGCTCTTTAATCCGAAAAAGGGGGATTAAGACAATGACAGTTCAAGCGATCGGCGCAACAAACAATAGATTTATCGGCCTTTCCACGGACACGAAGCCAACGGGAATTAACGCAGGCGCCACATTCTTTGAAGTAAATACCGGATTCCTGTTTATTTACAACGGTTATGCCTGGGTGCCGAAAAGCTACCAGCCGGAAACGACCGTCAATTATAAGCAGATTTCGCTTGCACAGGCAGCGGCGGCTTATGACGTTATGACGGCCACGGCCCAAGCACTATTCATTGACGCCGTGATTGTCCACGTCCCTGATGATCTGCATTCAGTGGCGACATTTACGGGGATCAGCATTGCAACCGATGATGACGCGGCCATTGAGATACTTTCGGCGGTAGCGGGCGCGAAGGCCAATCTGACCGGCAATTTCTTCCATGTATTCCGTGGGCCGGTTGTCACCGCGGCGACAAAGAAAATCCAGTTGACCATCGGCGGCGGATCGGCAGGGGCCGGGAAAGTGGCGGACATAACCGTTTTATGGCGTCCGCTGGTAGCTGGTGGATATTACCTCAACGCATAAGGTGTGAAGTATGAGAACCGTCCAAACAGTTGCGCCGACATTATTGCCAGTTTCGCTTGCCGAGTTTAAAGCGCATTTACGCCTTGATTCCGGCACCTTTGACGGCAACCTGACGTTGACGCAAAGCCTCGCTTTCGGGTCAAAGGCCATTGCCAACAACTACACAACCCACGTCGGTTCAGGCGTGGATGTGTTGGGGAAAGAGGCCATTGTTGAGGTTCACCACGGCACCAACGGCGCGACCGGAACCGTGGATACAAAGATACAGGAATCCGACGACAACACAACTTGGACGGATTTCACGGGCGGGGCGTTCACCCAAGTCACTACCTCGAACGACAACGCCGACTATAAAAAGCAATACACCGGCACGAAGCGGTATATCCGCACGGCTTCAAAAGTTCTACTGGCTGCCTGTGAGTTTGGAACGTCCATTCTTGTGAACGCGGCAACCACGGCAGAGGATGATCTTCTGACAGAGAAACTCCAAAGCGCCATTGACGACGCCGAGGACTTCACCGGACGGCAGTTATTGACGGCCACTTACAAGGCTTATCCCGACTGTTTCCCTGACAAGGATTACATTGAGCTGCCCTTTGGCAATCTGCAATCGGTAACGTCCATCAAATACAAGGATTCCGACGGCACCGAAAAAACGATGGTTGAAAACACCGACTACCTTGTCGAAACGAATGTTGACGCGACGCGGGGCGGGGATCAGGTCGGGCGGATCGTGCTGCCTTATGGTGTGAGCTGGCCGTCTGTCGAGCTTTACCCGTCAAATCCGATCACGATTGAGTTTGTTTGCGGCTGGAAAGCGGCGGCTTATGTCCCAAGCAAGATAAAACAGGCAATCTTGTTAATGGCGGCGGACAGATATGCAGACCGTGGCGAGCCGATTATCGGCACACTGGTGGCACAGGAAACAAGAACCATGAAGGCCGCTTATAACCTGCTTTACTCAAAGAAGTTGTGGAGTTTTGCATGATTAGATCAGGCGACTTAAACAGGCGCGTGGAAATTCAGGCGCAAACGAAAGTCTCGGACGGAATGGGAAGTTTTACAACCACGTGGACAACGCTTGACACGGTTTGGGCTGCGATATGGGACGCGACAAGCAACGAGCGGAATCAGGCAAGCGCCACAACCCTGATTATAAGTCACCGGGTCAGAATCCGGTATCGGAACGTTTTTAAAAGCGCGTGGCGGCTGAAATTCAACAACCGTTATTTCACCATTGTGAGCGTGGTCAATCCGGGGGAGAAAAACGAGTATCTTGATCTGTATTGTAAAGAGGCGGCATGAAAAACATTCT